CGACGTTGTAAATCGTTTTCGCTCATATTGCTTGGCTTACCATCCAATTCAAAAAGTAGTGATTTGAGTGTTGTAAAAGAATACTATGGATATTCCGATGCGAAAGCGGAGGAGGCATGTAAGATTCTATCCGACGACCAAATCACCGCGATGAAGAAACAATTATATAAGGGTGATTGACCATGGTCGAAAAATTAGTAGAAGTCACATTAGAAAAGCAAGACGACTTCCTCAAGGTCCGCGAAACTCTAACGCGCATCGGTGTCGCTGCAAAGAACGACAACATTCTTTACCAGTCTTGCCATATCCTCCATAAACAAGGAAAGTATTACATCGTCCACTTCAAGGAACTCTTTGAATTAGACGGTAAGCCATCCAATATGTCAGACAATGACATTCAGCGTCGTAACACGATTGCGAATCTAATGGCTGAATGGGGTTTAGTGAAACTCGTAGATGCAGATAAGACGAAGGACAATGTTGCACCATTGAGCCAGATCAAGATTCTTCCGTTCAAGGATAAGAATCAGTGGCAATTGGTTTCAAAATACACGATTGGAAAGAAAAAGAAAGAAGGATAAATTATTATGTTACAACTTGGTGTTTATGCTTTGAATAGTGATGTAAAATTGCCAGAATATGGCACCTCACTTTCTTCTTGTTTTGATCTATCTTTCTGTCCGACAGAAAGTATCGTTCGTGGATATAACGATAAGAATGAACAGGTAGAGCGTTTTGTAGATTTCCGCGATGGTAATCTTACCATTCTTCCTGGTGAGCGTTTACTTGTTCCAACAGGAATGGTCTTTCGTTTGAACTACCAAGTATCAATTGAAGATTTTGCAGACATTGTAAAGCATCATGATGACGACATCTCATTGCGCGACTTCTCCATCCGCTTACATCCTCGCTCTGGACTTGCGCTCAAAAGAGGCTTGATCCTAGCAAACTGTGAGGGTGTGATTGACGCTGACTATCAGCACGAAGTCTTTGTGATGCTTTACAATATTTCTAAAGTTGCTGCAATCATTGGAAAGGGCGACCGAATCGCGCAAGGCGAAGTCGTTTGCAATGAACCATTTAGTTTTTATCGGCTCTCGGAAATGCCTCAACAGGTTTCTGAAAGAAGTGGCGGATTTGGGTCAACTGGCGTTGCTGGTTGACTAAATAGAACTGTGGATGCCCGTTTGGGGTCCACGTTTTAAACTTGCTTACTAAAGGAGTAACAAAATGACTAATATCACATCACTCACGTCCATCCCATCATTCGATCGCCTTCTACCAACAGCACTTGGTTTCGAGAATGCGTTTGCGGCTCTGGACAATGCGGCTCATCTGCTTACAGCAACATCCAATGCTTTTCCACCTGTGAATGTCGTCAAGAAAGACGAATACAACTTTGTCGTGGAATTGGCAGTTGCTGGGTATAAGCAAGATGAAATCGAAATCACTGCTGAGAAAAACTCTCTCAGAGTAACAGGCAAAAAGGCAGAAGATGATACTCGCGAATATCTTGTAAAAGGTATTGCTGGTCGCAAATTCTCTCGCCAGTTTGTTTTGTCTGATACAGTAGTGGTTCGTGATGCTAACCTTGCTGATGGCATTCTTTCTATTCAACTAGAAAATGTTGTACCAGAAGAGCAGCGTCCAAGATCTATTCAGATTAAATCGAAATAATGTTATGGTCGGGAGTCGGCGAAAGTCGACTCCCGCTTTTACGGTTTTTTGCAGCGATTCTCATTTTTTGTAATGTTTCTGGTGAGAATTTACGACCTTTCAATTTTTCGCTTCGGCGAATATTTGATTCTTCTGGCTGTTTTCGCATCTTTGCTTTTTCGCCAATTTTTCGTTTAGTCTCATCAGAATGTTTTTTACCATAAAATGGATTATTCTTTCCTGTGGTTGCTAATCTAATTTTCTCAATAACTTCTTTTGGGCGAGATTTCATCGCTTCCCTAATTTTTTCTTTACGCTCTGGAGATAATTTGTGGTTTGAAGTTCCCTCACCACCGTCTGTTATGTTCAGCAAAATTCCAGTGCCAAGATCTTTTCTTCCCCACCATCTAATATATCTGCGTTCAAGCGCAAGTGCGCCAATTTCAGATAATCCAGATTCCATAATAACTATTTTAGATTTATCTGCAGGTACAGATATTCTTTTATGTTTTTTGAATGCACGACAACCACTCCCTTTACCAATGTAATATGGAGTTCCGTCAGATTGACGTAGGTATGCGTAGACGTAATAAATATTCATGCTGGCACTCCTCGTTAGTGTTAGAGTCGGTAGATAGTTCCAATATCGTGACCGACACCTTTATTTATACAAAAGTGAGTTTGATATGAAAGAAAATTTGTCATGGGATGAACTTTTTATCCTACAAGCGGTACTCATATCGCAAAAGAGTAAAGATCCATCTACTAAAGTCGGCTGCGTTATTGTCAATGATGACAATGTCATTTTGTCGACGGGTTTTAATGGATTCCCAAGAGGCATTGAAGAAGATGCTGATGCTCGCTGGAAACGTCCAGAGAAATATAATTGGGTTGAGCATGCTGAACGCAATGCAATCTATAATGCTGCGCGTGTTGGTGTGCCACTCAATGGCGCAAAAGCATATCTGAGTTGGGAACCGAAGCCATGCGCTGAATGCACTCGCGCACTCATTCAAGCAGGAATTCGAGAAGTTATCGGACCAAACCGAGTATTCCAAGGCAAGGGTGCAGGAAAACATTACTCCATCGACCACGCCGAAGTCATGCTCCGCGAGGCAGGAGTCCGAGTGCGCGTTTTCGACCTTCCCCCCGAACTACTCTCCCCTTCCGAATAAGACCGCTCTCTCGCCTTTCTCCTCGGCGAGACGCGATGCCGTAAGTTGTTGATTCTATTCAGGTTTCTCCTGTTGTGTTTTCCTGTGTTTCAGTTAGAATATCCAGTATGAAATGTGTTCAGTACATGACTTCTGGGACCGATTTATTCGGTGATCGCCACACGCTGTGGTACATGGGCGACTATCATTATCAGATTGAATGTCGCGTCACAGGTAACAAAATCGACCTTTCCGACACATGTTTCGAGGATGCTCTCCGCTTCTTCGAAAGCATGCTCGTATGTTATTGATTTTATTAGAGTTTCTACTGTTGTCTTTTTCCCTGAAATATAGGATAATGATAATATGAAAAGCGAAAACACTGTGAAGATTGGTGACGTCGTCAAATCTCTTGACTTCGTTGGTGTCAATAACTCTTATTATGTCGGTGTCGTGACCGCGATTCTCGAGGACGGCACATTTCGTGCTCGCACCGTGAAGCGTGTGTTCGATGGCGTCGCGCTCAGCGAGCAAAATATGCCGATCAATTTCTCCGCTCCCCTGCTCGGCAACCATTTCTTCGATGATCTTGCCGAAACGAAAGGTCGTGAGCCGCGCATTCAGGTGGTGGCGTAAT